GGTCGGGTTGCAACCTATAACTGTTCGCGGGATCGCTCGCACCGCTAAGTCCGTCTTATGACGACCACAACTATTCTATTGTCTATGTTCTAGGTAAGGAGTGGCGGTCTCGCCTCCCCCACCGATGAACCTACCATAACAGACCCCAGGGATCCCCGTAGTTCGCCCTGATACCAAACGGCTAATTGACCCTATCAGCGTTCCTTATCGATCCCTACTGTGTGCTGGACTGGTGTGTCGTATTAAAACAGTGCTGTCTGAGTTCGAGCGTGAGTGTGAACGTAGTGAGTAAGTTGTGTGAAGCGTTTAACATGCCCTAATCGCTTCATCATCTAAAAAGGCTCTACAATGCCTCTCTAGTGGCGCTTAGGTGTCGGTATACCTAACAACGGTTAGAGGGGCCTTATAGCCGCTTCTAGGCGCCTTAGAGAGCGTTATAGCTGCACTGTCTTACTGAGTTAGCAGGGGCAGACAGATAAATTGGTATATACCTAGTGTCACCATATCAACACAACACTACATATAGCGTTATACCTACTCCCTACCTATTACTAACCAGTTGTACCCAGTACTGCACCGCTACTAATTAGTTACACACAGGCTGGCAGTACACTACATACAGTGTTGTCTATTGTTATACCGTGTGAGTCCTTGATCGCAAGAGGGGGGCACTGGGGGGAATTACGAGGCCTACTGGCGATATAAGGCTTGTTAAATTTATGTCAAAAATTAAAGGGACCCCTAGAACGCCCTATAAGGCCCCCTTAAACAGTCAAACGGTCAATGCTGCACAGACACTAGGGAGATGCTTTTCTAGGAGCTTATAGGCCCCTTCTGCGATGATCCTATGCTCCTGTTGTGTCCCATTACCGCACCTAAGCTGACAGTAATGAATCCAAGACCGAATAGTACCATTCATGTACAATCTAGTCGGTGTAGCTAGTGGTAGTACTTCTCTTGCACACTCCTTAGCTACCCCCGCTGCTATCATGTCTTTATAGATCTTATAGGCATCACCGTATAACATACCAATACGGTAGTTAAATAGGTTCTTGGTGTCATCAGTTAAGTCATCAATACTGTTTTGACGGTTCTTAGTATCTTGTCTACGAAGTTGAGGTAGTTCTGCTGGAATAGGTACTTCCGCATACCTCTGAGAGAACTCTTGAAAACTAAAACTTCTATGTCTAAGTATTTGTGCTGCTATACTTCTAGTAGTCTCAATAGAGACACACATATTAACCATCTCAAAGGGAGACCAGTGTTGATGCTCGATTAGATACCTAATGAGTCGTTGGGAGGTCTCAGTGTTTGACTGGTTAGCTGGGTTAGATACCCTAGCCATATAAGAGATAAGATCTTCAGCGTTAGGGGTAATGTGAACTAGTTTGACTTGGTGGGTAGTCATTAGGACTTGTGATCGTTTTGGTAGATGGAGGTGGCAGTGATATCATCCCATGCTGTAGGGATAAAACGTTTACGAGTACTTACCGTATATTCAGGATCGTAATAATTGTTGGATACTAATACTTGTTTACGTTCGTTAAAGGTTTGAGGATGACGGAATTGATTACGTAGAGGTTGCTTACGATATGTTCTACTCATACGTTAACGGAGGTTAGTAGAAGAGTTAATAACAGTAGTAACAGTAGTGATGAGAGCTTCGCTCTCCATCTCACACTATTCACAGTATTAACTTAGTAATAGTTAGTTAGTGGAAGTTTGTGTCTTTTGGTTTTAGTAGTACTTACTGAATGTCCTTCCCCAGGGACATTAATAAAGAGGAAGATGTGTCTCGATAGAGGCATGTCTTCCTCCCTTCGGAAGAGTGGTCCACCCTCCACTCCCCCTTAATCGGGGGGGATCTCGAAATCGATTCCAGGAGAAGGGATCTCAGCGATTAGCCAATTTACAACTGTCACAAGCTAACCCATGTAGAAGTAGAGCTTTTTGTCTTACCTCTAGCCTTACGTCTTTGCTCTAAATTCATCCCAAAGACTAGGTGATTTGTAGCAGCTTGAGGGTCATCTAGAAATGTGTCTAGTATGTCTTGCCACTCTTCTTGCTTACGCATCTTAACAGCTTCATAAGCACTGATACCCATAGCATCTGTAAAGTACTTAACACCTTGTGCTAATGAGTCTAATCTATCATCATGTTTAACTGCTCCCTTTTCACGACACATCCTACTCATTTGGTAGAAGAGCATATAAAGTAAACGTTCCTCTGGTGGTGCGTCTTTATTAGAGCTGTAATCCCATTCTACCACACCTCTATCAACAATAAGTTTATGTTGATTCATTATAGGCTCTAGTGCATCAATGATACGATCTTCTTTACGTACATTAGCACGTACTTCCTCTACGTCTATTGCTTGTTTAGTTTGTTGGAGGTGCTTCTTAAACAACTCTGCGACGATACCGTCTCCGAAGTTTGTTTCGATGAGTAGTTTAGTAACATTGTACCGCTTACACCCACGCAAGATGTCAAGAAGTGTATTGTCGCTATAACCGTCGCGATAAGCTCGTACTTCGTGAACGTAGAGAAACCCATTCTTTTGACTTATGTATGTTGCTGCTGTTTCATCACTACCCCTACCACTTGGGTCAACTGAACATATTGTCTCACTATAATTACTCCACTCTCCTTGTAGTTGCATAGGTGAGTAGAAGTAATCACCAGGCAAACCTACGGTGGGTAGATCCTTGAGGACGTTACGAGGATCACTGCACCATACAACAGCATCAGGTGCTTGAGTAGGGTTAACAGAGGTAATGATAAGATCACTAAACTTAAGTGGGAACTTCTCAGCGTCACTAAGTGTTGTGTCTAGTTGGAACTGTAACATGAAGTTACTACGACCCATAGCAGCTTCACGTTCTACTAGATCATTATTAGTAAAGCGATCAGGGTCTGTTGGTGTCCATTCCTCTACACCCATCTCTATGTCTTCTACAATCTGTGGAGCTAGTAGCCCTTCATATTGAGATAATTTATCTTTTTTAGGGTACCTAGATGGCCATACAAAAGGACGGTAGTTACGCTCAGCTAACTTACGATAGATAGTAAATGTTGTCTGTGGTGTGCCAAGGTACATAATACGTGAGTCTTTCTTAGGCGTTAAGATAGACTCAGCCTCTGTACACAGTTGTAGGAGCTTCTCTCGCATCATCTCTGTCATCGAGTTACCAGGAACTTCAATGTCATCAAGAATCATCAGGTCGGCCCTGGAGCCTGTTAATTGACCTGTGATACCAACTGACTTAACGGATGGTGCTTGGTGAGGTGAGCAGTTAACATCAAAGCTAATACGACTCCATCGACTATCATCACTTTTGGGTCTAAGGTGTACCAACCACGGTGTCTCAATGATCAGCTTCTGTAAAAAGATAGACATGTTATCAGCTCTTTCTTTAGAAGCTGAGATAATCATGATCTTCTTCTCAGGGTTATTGAAGAGTGTCCATAACACAAACGCTCCAGTAATCCAACTTTTACCGACTCCTCGGAAGGCTTGGATCTGTAGTCGCTTAGGACCGTGTTGTAGGTAATCAGCGATTGCGTACTGTGCTCGTGTTGGGGATGGTAGATCTAATTGTTGCCATAGAGCTTGAAGAAACATCTTGAAGTCTGACTTTATAAGATCCAGTGCTGTTGTCATTTCTCCAGGTGGTTGGACCTTTAGGCTTGTCCTTTTGCCATTGCCTGACGGTAAAGTCATCTCTATCTTTTATAAATAATGGATGGGTGGTTAATGAGTCATAGTGTAAGATGCTCCACCTATCCTTAGGTAAGGTCTCACACAATAGATCAATAAATCTGTACGTATGTTCTACGTAAGTGTTATAAAATAATGGGTCTTGAATATAATCCTTGTACCACTCAATGCGCTCCATACTTTTAACAATGTCATCCTTATCACGTTCCATAAAGACAAAGTGAGCCTTAGGAGATAAATAGGAAAGCTCCAATACAGACTTAATGATAAAAGGTGCTTGTATTACTGCGTTAGGTGGTATTGCATTTGGTGCATACTCAGACTCATCAACATAAGGACGTTTAAGGTCTGTTGCCAAGATTCGAGCAGCTATCGTTGTACCGCTTCTCTGAGGACCTGTAACAAAGATTAGGGGCATAGGTGGTAGAATATACGTAAAGGCACCTAGAGGCCCCTTGTAGAGGCTCCTAGGCACCAATGGTGAAGGTTTAGATATCTCGCTTACCGAAGATGCGGTCGTATGCACTTCGGATAGGATTAACAATAAAGTATTGAGCTTCGTTAGTAATCTTAGCACCTACCGGGTTAACTACTTTATTAACCTTAGGCATTAAGTTAGTAACCTGTTGTACCGTCTGCTGTATAACTTGCTGTTGTTGCTTAGTAGCAGCACCCGTACCACGTTGTACTTCACGCCATTGACCACCTTTTTGTTCTAAACCATAACCAGGTTTATCCATCAAAGTGTTAGTGTCAGTGTTAAGAGGACGTAGTTTACCACCAACATTGACCATTGTGATAGCTGGCTCAGGTGTACCTTGTATATCACCAAGAGGTGTTAATGATTCAGCGGCAACAGGAATAGCTTCAGCTGGATTATCGCTAAGTAGAGCTGTAGCAATACCTAGGCCAGCTGCTATAGGGCCAGCTTTATTTAATGTTCTCGGCATCAACCCCCTAGGAGCTTTACCTTTAGAAACTTCCTTAAATAAAGGTCCCCTTACTTGAGTAACTTTTCCTGCTTTTGTAAGATTAGGATTTACACTTTCTGCTGGAACACCTTGAGCAATAAATTGGTCTTCTAAATTAACTTGTGCAGCTAACTGACCAGGAGTAGCAAAACCGCTATTGACGCGCATGGCTTCAGCAGTAGTCATAGTACGCCCTAAACCAGATCCCATACTTCGACCAGTTCCATTAAGATCCGGATCTCTCATGATAAACTCATAAAAGTCCTCAAACCAGTTTTTGGGAATACCTAGATCATCTAACCCTGCTTGATTAATGTTAGCTCTAGGCCTTTCTTGATGCACTGCATTGCCTGGTATTGGAATACCACCAGCACCAATAAAACTTTTTTGTGGTTCTGGATTAGCATTACGACCAGTGGTAGGGCCTAAATTTTTAGTATCTTTCGCGGCAATCCAGTGACCATTATCCCAATAACCTGCTGTAGTAGCAGCAAGCTGCTGAGTTCTTTTACTTGATTCGTTCCATGTACGATGCACATCATCTACATACTTTTTTGCTGTACCTGGTGGGAATATACCAGCAGCTTCTTGTTTTTTAATATGATCAATAAGTCCCAATGGAATTAACTCTGCCATTTTGCGAGTATTCAAAGAAAACCCACCAGATTTGGCATAAGAAAAGTCTCGTCCAGTTTTTATGCCTATAGCTTCTTCAATTTGTGCTTTTGATTTACCTTCACTATGTAGAAGATTAAGATAAGCCAAAAGCTCATCATAACTTTGGAAATTACTTGGAAAAAGACCACGCCTAACGTTGTCGGCAAACCGTAGGTCCAACGTTTCGTTAATAGGACGTGTCGCCAAAGCTACGTCTATATTTTTTTGTTTCCTTCGGTTAGGT